CATCTAATGGCACTTTTACATTTTCATTTACTGCTTTTTCGTATATTTCTAAATCACGCAAAAGAAGTTCATCTGCTACCTCTTGGGTGATTTGCATGTTTTCATGCACAGTTGCAGTATGTCCATAACCAATAGTCAAAACATCTGCTGCACACATATATGCTTTAAGTTCACAACCTTCAAATTTTTTAATGAGAGCAATGCCCTCCTGTGATATTTTCATATTATTCTCCCCACTTTTTGACTTTTGTACCACCAAAGTAGTCCACGGCCAAATTTTCTTTTTTAAGTAATTCTGCCACATTTCCTTTCTCGCAAAATATATCTCCTAATACTCTACCATATTTGTCAGTGCCGTATGATCGCAAAGTAATATCACCTACTAACCAATCTTTTAATTTTTGTTTTGCTAACAACCCAAGTTCTTTTTCTTTTGCTCGCTCTGGGTATTTTTTAATATTAATCCTAGATTCAGGAGTATCAATCGCATTGATTCGTACAGATTTATTATGTAATTGCACTGAAAAACCAAGATCTATGGTTTCTAAACGTACAGTATCACCGTCTATAACTTTTTTTAGTTTGCATTTGTAAACAAACGCCTCTGGTGATTTTGTCATTAATCATCTCCTTTATGAGAGGCGCCAAAATAAAAAGATATTATTGCGCTTGCTAAACCACCAAGATAGCCTAATACTAAATTAATAAGTGCCTCACTGTTTTGTTCAGGTGGTTGTAATGTAACCAAAAATATATAACCAAGAAAACCTCCAATGGTAAACAAACCTATAATTCTAGCTGTCCAATCTTTGCTAAACATGCTCCTGGCATGTTGCTTATCTTGAGTTTCTAATGCAAAAACATCAACATCAAGTTCTTTCATTTGCACTTCAAACTCTTGTTCTGCTTTTTTAAGCTCTAACATCTGTTCTGGAGTTGCATTTTGTATTGCTTGCTGTATTGATTTTTGGTCGTTTGAAACGCCGAGCACACTTGCAATTTTAGTCATGGCCATATTACCCATTGGACCACCGAGCGCTGTGCCTATGGTTGGTGCTACCGCACCTACTAAATTTTTTAACAATCCTTTCATAGAGATTCCTTTACTGTATATACTGTTAGTTTCTTTTCTTTACCTTTTACTTTTATAGGTTTTAGTAATTTTAATACAATTTTACAATTTTTTGCAGTTTCATGTCCTATAAGTATATCAACACCTACTTCTTTAGTCGCTGACTCTAGTCTTGCTGCTATGTTTACCGCGTCTCCAATGGCAGAATAATCGAACCTTGTTTCGCTGCCCATGTTACCAACACATGCAAAACCTGTGTTTACTCCCACGCCGCAAGCTACTGGGACAGAAAGTGTCTTATTAAGTTCTGCTATACCTTTTTGAATATCTATTGCTGCTTGCACTGCTTTGGTTTCGTGATCCTCAAGGTCTAAAGGTGCGCCAAACAAATACATCCCCGCGTCCCCGATAAATTTGTCCGTGGCGCCCATTAAATTTTGCACAGCGTTTACTTGTACTGTTAAAGTTTTGTTCATAATGTCGGTTACTTCTTCGGGCGATAATTTTTCTGAAAGCGAAGTGAATCCCCTTAAATCGGTAAAAACAAAACTGCAATATTTCTTCTCACCACCAAGTTTTAAAAGACCAGGATCATCTTGCAATAATTTAACCTGGCGTGGATCCAGATAATGTTCAAATTGTTTTTTAATTTGTTGTCGCAGTTTGTATTGTTGTCTAAACCGAACATAAAAAATAGCACTACCTTGCACAAACTCTGATACAAAAGTCCAAGAAAAATCTACAAGATAGCCAGTTTTTATAATATAAACACCGCTTATAAAGGTCGCGGCCATAAATAAACCGCCAAATATTAGCGATTGTGTCATACCTAGATAACCAAAAATAAATGAAACTATTATTAAGCACAAAGTAAACATAAGTAACTCTGCTGCTATCGCCCAATCTGGCACATAGGGTGAATCTTGTATAAGTATAGATTCTGCAAGAGCAGCTTGTACTTCATGTGGAGAAAGTAACCCAACAGGTGTTGCAACAGTCGGAAATACGCCTGGCGCATTGACCGATACAAACACAAACTTATGTGCAACAGCTAATTCTTGCAAATTTGTTTGTGGAGTGTCGACCCACGAGATCCATTTGCGGCCTAGGTTGTCTACATCAACAGGAGGTAAGCCTTGCACAGTAATCTGTCGCATACCATTATCATCGCCTTTTATGATGTAAGTGTTCGCGCCAGCCAATACTTTTAAAACTTCGGTACCAAACGATGCAACAAAACCATCTGGTGTTTGCATAAGAAGAGGCATACGCCTTACAAGATTATCTACTTCGGTGGGAGCCGTCGACAAACCTTGAGGAACGTCTATGAATATTGGGTTGTTTGCAACAACTCCCTTAGCCATAATACCATTAATATTTTCACCAAGTAAAACGGTTCCGCTTGTTGGCGGATAATTACCATTGTCATATTCAAACATGGCTAATATGCTAGGACTATAATCTAAGGCCATCAAAAACATTTCATCGCCACCAAAACGATCTGGATTCGGTAGGGATATGACCCAACCGACGCCCATAGCACCTGCCTCTAAAATATCCATGTGTATTTGTGCTAACTCTTGTCTAGGAAAAGGCCAACCACCAGATTTTTGTATATCTTCTTGTGTGATATTTAACACAACAAAATTACCGCTTGGATCATGTTTTTTAACGAATGTATCAAATGTTTGTAGTTTAAGAATTTGTAAAGGATATAACTGAAACAACAGTGGTAAAGCTAGTAATATAAATACTATGAATATTACCTTTTTCATCCAGAGCTTTGAGTTATGTTAATTGTAGAGTTAGCAGTTCCGTTTACTTGTATAACTTTTGATACACCGTCTTGAGTAATAACAATGTTGTATGCTTGATCGGCACTGACTAATACCTGTGCTCTTTGATTTACCATGCGCATGAATTTAAGCTGATCGCCTTGTATTATTGTTGTAATTTGTGTCTCGGTATCTTGTCCTATTTTTGTGCCGACTAACTGTATGCCACTTGAAAAATCAGATAAGTTTTCTTCTTCTTTTACATCAAGTTCATCTAACACATCTAACAAATCTTCAAGAAAATTTACGTTTAGTAAATCTATGTCGAGCTCCGAAAAATCTATGTTTTCATCTTCGTCCAACATATCTTCATCTGATAAAAAATCTATATCTAAATCAGTAAATTCTAAATAATCATTTTGTTCTGACTGTGTTTGTTCGTTGTCTACAAACTGCTCTTTTGGTGGTGAAACTATTAACATGTTATCGATGAAGTTTAGATCAATATCTAAAACAACAGGTTTTGTTGGAGCTACATCATAAGCAGATGTAGTTGTAGCCTGGTATGGTTTGTTGAGCACCTGTTGGCCCATAGCCGTCTGCACCACTATTTCGCCACTTGCGTCACCAAACTCATTTGGTAATAAAATTATAAGTGCTTTGCCAGTAATATCTATAGTACAAACAAAATCTGTACCTTGCACAAAAATTTGTGAACTAGGTGTAGAGAGTGTGATATTTTTTTTGTTTAGTTTGTTTGCATTACCACTAATAAACCTAATAGTGCCGCTAGCAAACTGTAGGGCCATTTTTGATTTATCTGGGTTAGGATTGTAGACGTAATCTGTTATAAGCAGCTCGCTGTGTTCTGTAAGTCTAACAGTTGATTCGTCAAGAAAGGTTATGGCTATTCGACCTGCGCTAGTTTGCACATTGTCTAAAGAATTAATATCAAAGTCTAAAGCAGCCTCATACGGTTCATCACGATAGACTCTACCGTAACCTGTTAATTCTGTAATATCACCTATTGAATCAGCATGAAGTGGAAGTACCACCGTCATTTTGAATAATACAGATATTAGAATTGCTTGTATTTGCAATAACTTGTAGCCAATCACGCGCTAATGTAGATGCCTGGGTAATGTTCATAGTGTTGCTGCTACCATCAAGATCTAAATTAAAGTATGCCGATGTCGCCGCCGTGTTACCGCTATAACCACTGCCTGTAAAATTAATGGTGTTTGAGCTTCCATTGATGTCCATGTAGTTGGTTGCGTTTTCATAGTCAATGTCAAAATCTAACTCGTTACTATCACCCAGTATTATCCAATCCAAATTAAGATAGGAAGAGTTAGCATTTTCACCTATTTTTATATCAGCCTCATTACTTGAGCCTGTCACGTCGATGTTAAGATCAACATAATCAGCTGTAATTAAGCCAGTAGAGTTCATTAAGACATCCCAAACGTTACTATCGCCATCGAACTCAAAGAAACCTGTAAAGTTGTCACCATCTATAGCGTCAGATCTAAATATGTTGCTAGAGCCGATTTGATTTATGTCTAGCGCCATAGTAGAGCCGTCAAGGTCAAGCACTGTCATAGTTCCAGAAACAGCTGAGGTACCACCTATAAGGTTAGATGATCCAAGTTGTTCTAAGTCTATGGTTGCGTTCGAGCCACTTTGGTCTACATAAATTTCATTGTCAGCAAAAATAGTAAGTGAGAAAAAAAGTAAAAATAAATATTTATTCATCTGCATATTGCCAAAAGTTTCGTTCGCGACCTTGTTTGATAATATCTACAATACCAATTTCTATAGCTGATTGCAAAGCGATGGACTTGCTTTCGTTCATGGCATTTCCTGTCTCAAATTCTATTAGTTCTGTAGAGTTATTGGTAAACCTAAAAACATCAGATGATATACCGACAGATAAAATAGTTCTTGTTGTTAAGTTTTCTAGCAAAACTTCGCCAGTGCTTACTGATACAACTCTTATTGAAACCAATACAGAATCCTCTCTGTACTGCTTGCTAGTGGATATACCGAGCATCCTGGACCCAATACCACCTGTATTAAGATTTGTATTGTAGTCAACTATGCCACCTTCAATAATCACCCCTGCAAACAGTAATGGTAGTTGTTTAGTATCATCTTCAAACTTTTCTCTGGTTGACCGAATTATCTGACGTTCTTTTGTTATGTGATCGATTCCCACCCTTTCTACTACACGAAAAAAACCAGATTGTTTTAGTGCCCTAATTAAATACGTTTCGGGTGCTTGCGTCATGGCCGTGCTAAAATTAGCATATCCATCCACCGATTTTCTTTGCCCTGTAAAATCAGAGAACTTATACACAGCAGCAATAGGTTTTACCTTTGGTGCGGGTATTTCAGTGATCTCTTTTGTTATCGGCTTATTTATAAACGCGTCTTTAGAAAAGCATTTTGCTTTACCGACTATTGATACAAGGTCTTTATAGTCCCCTTCTGGGTTGGTAAGACATGGTGATATTAACTTAGTGTGCGTAGTGCAACTAACCGCCAAAACCAAAGTCGCCAATAGGTATGGTAATTTCAGTAGTTGTTTCATCTAGCGTATTGTATATAGTTAGGGTTATGTAAGTCCCGTCGCTGGACCAACTAATGATGTTGTCAAATAAAGTAAAAGATCCTTCTGTCTCTGGATTCTCACCAAAGAGCTGTTCCACAATTTGACGAGAAATTTGAGCAAAAATTCTTGACTCTAAATTACGGGTAAATCTGCTTATAACAGAGTTTTCTGCGTCTCGTTTTCTTTGCTCTTCCAAGGCCTTCAAATCTGCGCGTAGTTGTTCTTTACGCGTATATTCTTGGCTCTCCACCGTGAGGTAATGTGCGCTCTGTCCAATGCCAGAAAAACTTGGTGATTTAAACTGAAATTTTATTTCATCAGACCATAAATTTTGACAAAATATGCCCACAAACATCATAACGCCTAAAACAAAAAATATTTTTATAATCAGATCTTTTTCTTTTTTCTGTTTAATCTTTTCTTTGGTCATCCCGATCTGCCTTTGCAATTTTATTGCTGTCAATTAATTGTGGTACACCTAGTATAGTTTTAATTAATGTATCTTGTCTAATGATCTCATTGTCCAAGCTACGAATCCTGTCTATTAAAGCCACTAAAATACCGTGTTGTGAATCAAGTTTTGTGCCCAGCCTTTCTTCTAGCGCTGATATTTGACCTTCTACTTTTTCATCAACAGTATCTAGTTTGGTCTCCATGCCGTCTACAATACGCATGATAAGTTTGTAGATAAACCAGCCTAGGCCTATTGCAGCTGCGATAGGGAAGCCTACCTCTTGAATTAGAGTGACAGCTGATTCCATGTTAGATCAGCTCTGCAATAACAATAGCTCCAACTATAAAAGGATAAACGGCCCAGATCATGTTTTCTAACTTGTCAAATCTTTTGGAACCGTCCTCAAGACGCCTGTCAATACTTTTGTATAAAGCTCTACACTCCTTTTCGTGTGACTCGATTTTGTTTAAAGCGTCTTTTACTGTAGTCATTATTTGTTACTTTTTTTTACTCTTTTAGTGGTATAAGCCTCATTAACATCTGGTGTAGATTTATCATCTGCAACATAATGTCCTTTTTTATTTCTTGCACGCACTTGCACGCGTTCAGTATTAGTTACTTTGTCCCACATTTTTTTGAAAAAGCTCATTTATTTATTCTCCTCTTCGTTTGTGTTGGCGTTATTTTGCAAACTATTTGCCAACGTTTGTTCATAAGTTCGCAAACTTGGTATAAGCTCTTCAATTTCAAATTGATGCGCTTGTATTTTTTTTGTTAAGCTATTTATGTGCGCTTGCATATTTTGTTGTTCAGGAGTTAATTGTATTTCTTTTGTTTTAACTTTTTTTGTTGTCGCCATTTATTTTACCTCGTTTTATTTGTTTTTATCTATTACATCCCAACAATTAAGATTTGATGCAATCGTTCTTCTCTCACCTTCACCTTTAAAAGGATATACCATGTGTTGTAACCACGATGGAAATATTAATAGTTTACCAACTTCTGGGGTCATAACAAAGGACTGAGCTGGCGCCAGTCTTTCACTGTCTATTACGGATACTCGTCCATATTGAAAAGAGATACAGCCATCTGACTGTCCGCTTTCATTATATAAAGAATAGGTTGGTGTGTTTGCAAAACCCTTAGCACCTATTTGTGGTGGTACTTTTGTCCAGGCCGTAGTAGATATGCCCATGAGTGTTTTAGTTCCATGATCGTGTATTGGATTATAGTCGCCGTCATAACTGTGCACTGACCAAGTTTCATCTATTTCAACCCTTTTGGCACATTTTAGTGGATTGCCTGCGGCTGCAAATTGATTTATATATTCAGTAGATAATGTTGTTATAAAAGCATTATAACCGACCATTCTAGGATCGTTATGATCCAACAGCAGTTGCTCTCCCTTATGTATTTGTCCTACAAGTGTGTTTGCTAATGATTGTTTATTTTTGTTTTTTCTATAATCGTCCATGTAATCGTTTACATCATCGATTACTTGTTGAGGCATGTGAGTTTCTAATACATAAACAGCAGGTAATACCTGCATTTTATAGTGCACCCTATCGTCGCTATCAATCATGTTTAACTAGGTACGTTAAAGTCGTTATCTGGTGTGCTTTTAACTGTCGGGTTAGTTACAACGCTATCTACCTGGCTAGCAAAAACTACATCCCATTCTGATACAGGACATATTGCTACTAAGTTAGCATTGGTCCAACTACTTTTAGCTTTTAATGTAAAGTTAGCATTTCCATCATCATCAAGTTGTGGAACTGTAGTTCTAAAAGTAGAGGTATAATAAGAGCTATCGCCCTCACTATCGTTTTCATACTGCATTTCTATATCCCACTTATCTACTTTACTAGATGAGTTTACATAAGGTGTGCATTTAGTTATGGTTTTTGTTACTGCCATATTATTCTCCTTTTAAGGTTTGTATTTCAACTTTTAATTCTTCTACTGTACTAGAAAGTTCTTTAACTGCATTAATAAGTGGATAAATAAACATACCTTGTGCTAAATGTTGTGAGCCATCTTCTGCTTGTGACCAACCGCCAAAGTTTTTATGTCCTACTTTATCTAATGCCTTTTCTACATCTTGTGCAATCATTCCATACAGATTTGTTTCTGTGTCCATGTGATTTTCTGTTTCAGAATAATCCTCAAAATGTGTTGGAAATTCACTATTAGGTTTCCAATTAAATGTTACAGGCCTTAATTCATTAATAAAACTTAAACCTAAATCTGTATCTTCAATATTTGTTTTTTTATTAATATCTGAACTTCTTGTAAAAGTAGCATTAGATGTGAATGTATTAGATACAACATTACTAGCTTTACCAAAACTAAAAGTATTAGAACCTGCTGCAGAAATATTATGACCAATAGTTATGCAATTAGCTGCTGCTTCACCTGATGTTTCTGTAGCATTACCTACACAAACATTATTGTCTCCTTGGGTTATATTAGTACCTGCTTCAATACCAACGCAAACATTAGAAGAACCAGTTGTAATATTATCTCCTGCCTCAAATCCTAAACAAGCGTTATTACCACCTGTAGTACAACGAGTTAGAGCATCAAAGCCAACACAAGTATTATTACCACCTGTAGTTATTTGATTACCTGCTTTAGAACCACAAGCAGTATTATTAGTAGCTGTTGTATTTGCTCCAAGTGCATCAAAACCTATTGCAGTTAAATTATCTCCTGTAGTATTTGCATCTAAACAATTAGAGCCAACTGCTGTGTTTTGAGAGGCTGTTGTATTAGAAAGTAAAGAATTATTGCCAACCGCTGTATTTTCAGAAGCCGTCGTGTTAGCATCT